AACAACGAATCCTGGACAATTACCAAACCGCTAACTGTGGTACCTAGCGAAAACGGACTCGGGCTTGTTCAGTCTATGCTTACCATGTCCTTAGATAATTCTGTGGAGCTGCAACGGTCTGCTGTTGCAATGCACACCCTAACAGTTGCAGAATTAAGTGATCATTATATTTTAACCACCACAGGAATTCAGCCAGTTACACGGGGGAGTATCATAACTGGAGAGTAATTTTGAAGAAAATTATTGTATTATTTTTATGGGCAATGTCAACTGGCTCGCTATGTTACGGAATCAATTACTATCACGAACAACGGGCAGAACGAACAGCAAAAGAATTTGCTGAGCAATATCGAGAAGTACGGTATATTGCTGATGATGGAAAAACAGTAGCTCGCGTTGTTAATCAGCGCGAGCTGACTTGTTTAGCTGAAAACATTTATTACGAAGCTGCCGGAGAAACACTAGCAGGCAAAATGGCTGTAGGGTTAGTTACATTAAACCGAGTACGCAGTGGTCGTTTTGCACATACTGTTTGTGGGGTAGTTAATCAACGAGTTGGCGGCAGTTGCCAATTCAGTTGGCGTTGTGAACCTGCGTTAAAAACACGCAACAATCAACAATGGCGAGATAGTTGGAACATAGCAACTTATCTAATGACAAACACAGCATTTGACATAACTGGGGGTGCTACATACTTTCATAATCAGTCAGTCAAGCCCAATTGGAGGAACTTGAATAAAACTGGTAGAATTGATAACCATACTTTTTATTCTCGGCCTAAAGAACGAAAGTCTCGACGGGATATACAAGTGGCTGCTAAACTTTAAGTTAAATAGTAATGTAACACAACTATAAGGAGTCGGTATTATGACAAGTTTTGAAGAAAACGTGAGTGATATTTACGAAAAAGAAATAACTGACACCGACTTTGGTTTTATTATTGACAGTTCAGGGGAATTAAAAACTGTGTTTTTTCCTGAAGACTATTCAGGTTACATGCCAAAAAAGATCAAAGAAGTACTACACCTAATGGGTGTAGACGATCCCGAGAGTTTGGCCGGCATAACATTGCACTAAATGCTGGTGTTGTAGAGATACAACATTGGTATTTTGGTTGACGCCCATTTGGGTTGGTGCTATAATTACTACATGGACACCACAAACACCCCAAAAAAGCGCAAGCGGCGTAGTGACAGTACCCATGCAGTTTACTGCTTGGAAAACACTGTCACTGGCGAGCAGTACATTGGCATCACTGTTGCCAGTGGCAACGTAAACCGTGCCAAATTTGTTTTATTCACTTACATCACAGATCGGGAGACAGCATAATGAGCAAGAACATACAAATATTGCCCACAGTAGAATTGCGTCAGCGATTGGCCTTGTACAAGTCATTGCAAAGTCGCGGTGTATTTGACGAAATCATGATCACTGTGATGGAACGTGAACTTGAAGTTAGAAATCAAATGGAGACAGCATAATGGCGCAGGACGTGATTGGCCGTGAGATCACCGTGGGTTCGGCAGTGTTTTACAACGGTTTTTTGTACAAGGTCACCAAGACCAAAGGCCACATGGTTGGTATGAACTACTTGCGTGGACGACTTGCTGCTCATGCTCGTGAGCGTGAACTGATTCGTGAATACGCTCCGGCACTGAATACTCGGTGAATACTTACCCTAAAATGACTGCAAGGGTCTACGACAAACGTGGTAGACTACTCAGTGAAGGAACCAACTTTCCCAAAAAGACTCATCCCAAGCAGGCACAATTGGCTGCTGAAACTGGGGAAGATTATAAAATTTATCTACACGCTGAAGTATCGGCGCTAGTAAAAATACGCAAAGGTGTACCACACAAAATTCATATCGAACGCTACGGTGCCAATGGCAGGCCACTAAATGCCAAACCCTGCCCCATTTGTGAATTAGCTATACGCGAAGCTGGGATTAAATTGGTAGAATATACTGTAGGGTAGCATAGCATAAATATTGTTATGCTATTTGGATATGTTATTTTAGTCACGGCTTTATTGCTGAGTACGGTTGCTGCTTACTACTCTATTTCTGGCCTTACTGCCATTTTCGCCGCTGCTGTTGTACCGGTGATAATCATGGGCAGTGCACTAGAAATGGGCAAAATAGTAGCTACGGTATTTTTGCATCGCAATTGGTCAAGACTGGGGTGGGGGTTTAAGAGTTATTTGGTGCCGGCGGTAGTACTGTTGATGCTGCTGACCAGTTTGGGGATCTTTGGTCTGCTGTCTAAAGCGCACAGTGATCAAAGTTTGGTGTCAAGTGACAGTTCAAGTCAGGTTGCTGTAATTGATGAACGTATACGAACACAACGGGAAAATATAGATGCTGCTCGACAAGCTCTTAAACAGTTGGATTCTAGTGTGGATCAAACCCTGTCCCGTACCACCGACGAACGTGGAGCCACCCGTAGCGCCAATCTCCGTCGTAGCCAACAAAAAGAACGTGATCAATTACAAAATGACATTGCTAAAGCACAAGTATCGATTGCCCAATTAAATGAACAACGTGCACCACTAGCAGCTGATCTAAGAAAAGTTGAAGCCGAAGTTGGGCCAATCAAGTACATAGCCGCATTGGTCTATGGTGACAATCCCGATGCTAACTTACTAGAACGAGCAGTGAGTTGGGTTATTATATTGATTGTGATTGTGTTTGATCCATTGGCTCTGTGTTTAATACTAGCAGGTAATCGAGAGTTGGCCTGGGCACGTGAAGCGAAACAACAACCACCACTTGTCACTGTACAGGAGGACACAGTTGATGCACCTGACCCGTATGTTGCTGATGTAACCATGCCCGAGACTGGGCCGGGCTATGATATTGATGACGGGCCTTTAACAAACGAACAAGTTGAACAAATTAAAGAGTCTGTTAAAAAACACAAAGTTAAGTTCAATAGATCTGTAATATATAGAGCAACCACTAAAACAACGACTCCTGCTCCCGAAGTAACTCCAGACGAGCCCGCGGCACAAGAAATGCCAATCGGGGATTTTATTGGCGTTCCTGCTGAACCTGATCCCGACGCACTACTGAAAAAAGCCAAAAACTTGCCTAAGGTAATGATGCCAACTTTTGAATAAGCCTATTTTGCAATAGACTACTAATTCAGTTACAATAAAACTCATACAGCAGGTACTACATTGTCGGATATCAAACCAACGCTCTGCAGTTTTTGCAGCAAGTCCCAAGAACAAGTTGTTAAACTGGTGGTGGCGCCCGGGGCTGGCATTTGTAATGAGTGCATAGAACTCTGCTCTAAGATTCTATCTAAAAAACCCAAGGTTGCTGACAAAGACAGCGAGTTCAATTTAGATCCACAGGCCATATACAACTACATGGACCAGTACGTTGTTGCCCAGAGTTATGCCAAGGAAAAACTGGCGGTTTCGGTAGTGAATCACTACAAAAGATGCCTTTTTGACGACGAAAACCGCATAGAAAAAACCAATATATTGTTCTGGGGCCCAACGGGCACTGGGAAGACACTATTGGCTAAAACCATTGCAGACTATCTAGGAGTCAAGTTTGTAATAGTGGACGCCACTACATTAACTGAAACTGGATATGTAGGCGACGATACTAGTGCTATCATTGAAAAACTTTATCAAGCAGCCGACAATGATGTGGAAGAAACTGAGCGTGGCATCGTGTTTATTGATGAAGTAGATAAGATAGCTAGAAAAAACGAACCTTTTACTGGGGGTAAGGACGTTAATGGTGAAGGTGTGCAACAAGCATTGCTTAAATTAGTTGAGGGCACGCGGGTCAAAATAACTACTCCAAGAAAAGGGTTTGGTAGTGACACTGTGGAAATCAACACAGCCAAAATACTATTCATTGCATCGGGTGCATTTGTAGGACTAGACGAATTAGTTAAACGGCGTCGTAGTAGTGCTAACATAGGGTTTACTGGCAATGCAATTAGTACCTCAGTTTCGAGATTACCAGCCGACTCTGTGGATTTTGTCAAGTTTGGTATGATACCCGAGTTCATGGGACGTTTCCCGTCAATTGTGCATACCAACAACTTGACTGTAGACGATTTGTGCCAAGTAATACAAAACACAAACAATGGCATACTGGAGCAGTATAAATTCTATTTTGCTGCTAACCAAATTGAGTTAAATATTGATGACGCTGTGGTTGCTGCTATTGCCAACCACGCTGTTAAAATGAACTTGGGTGCGCGAGGACTACGCTCAATATTTGAGCTGATTACACACGATTACTTGTTTAATATTGGGGCACTGACTGAAAACAAAGTAACGCAAATTACACTAACAACTGAGGATGTACAAAAATACCTATGAATAAATTTCGATCAACCGACAATCGACCGCCGGGCAACCGTGTTTATGTAGTCAATGACAATGTAGACCAAGCACTGCGTAAATTTAAAAAGAAAATCAATGACAGTGGCTTACTCAAAGACTTGCAAGCTAAGGAAGCCTATGAAAAGCCCAGTATCACACGCAAGGTCAAAGCCAAGGCTGCAAGAAACCGTTGGCGGAGGAAATTGTCTTCTGATACCGTACCAAAAAAATTGTACTAATTTTTGGCTGAGTGTATAAATAGTGTATGTCGATGCCCGGGGTCGGGGTTGACATTAACATCTTGCTTATATTAAGGAGAACAACATGACTAATTATACCATTCAGGGTTTTGATTTACCCACACTACATCGCAAGTTTATTGGCTTTGATCCTCTTTTTGAAGATCTCACACGAGCCTTTGCTAACAACAAGTCTGACAACTATCCACCTTACAACATCTTTCGTATTGGCGAAACCCAGTACTGCATTGAAATTGCCGTGGCTGGATTCCAAGATACCGAATTGGATATCACACTGACCAATCGTGTGTTGTGCATCACAGGCGAAAAGAAAATCGACGCTGCTGCAGGCGAGCGCGAATACCTTTTCCGCGGTATCGGTGCTAGGGACTTTGAGCGTAGTTTTACACTAGGTGAACACATGGAAGTAACTGGTGCTGCTATTCGGCACGGTATACTAACTGTGACCCTAGAACAACAGGTACCCGAGAGTGCTAAACCCAAAAAGATCTCAATCGCTCGTGAACCCGAGTTGACTAAGATCAAAAAATAGTGTAAAATACTTGGGGAGCTAGATGCTCCCCAATTTACTTCAAGGTGCACAATATGAATGAAACTGTAGTTGACAATGTTAAAAAAACACGAACTCGAACCACTGTCAAAGAGCCGCCTCAGTATCGTCTTATTTTCATGAATGACGATGTTACTACATTTGAATTTGTTGTAGAAACACTGGTGCAGATGTTTGACTACGAATACGAGGACGCTGGAGAATTGGCCAAAAAAATTAATGAAGAAGGTAGCGGCACGGTTGTGGTTCTACCATATGAATTGGCTGAACAAAAAGGCATTGAAGTTACGCTGCTAGCTCGCAGTCATGGATTCCCACTACAGGTTAGGATTGAACCCTCTGTCTCATAAATAGTATTTTAACACGGATAAATTAAATGATATACGACTTTATTGAGATAGGAACTAGTAATTTTGATGCCTGTATTGAATCAGCTAACGATGACACCATTGGACTCAGTATTGAACCTATTCGGCATTATTTAGATGCACTACCCAACAAACCTAATGTTAAAAAAATAAATGTAGCAATATCTCTTACTAATATTGAGGAGACTGCTGAAGTTTTTTACGTACCTGAGGACATTATAGATAAAATGAATTTACCTCAGTGGTTAAAAGGTTGTAACTGCATAGGTAAGTACCATATGCAACATTATCAACGCCATCCTGCATATGAAAAAGAAAATATTTTAGATTTAGTAAAAAGAGAATTAGTGATAAGCGTTCCGATTGGTAAATTGTTTGATGACTACAATGTAACTGGCGTCAACTATCTTAAAATTGATACCGAGGGAGCAGATTGTGATATTTTACAACATTATTATGAATATTTAAAAACCAAGCCCAAGAGTTATTATCCTAAAAAAATAAGATTTGAAACTAACGAATTAACACCTGAAGATAAAATGCATAAGGTGCGACAACTGTTTATTAGTATTGGGTACGATTGCCCTGCACTTGGTTGGCCGGACACTATTTTAGAACTGAAAACAACTCTAAGAGACCAGTTTACCCTAGAAGAAATGCTCGAAAAGACTTTTTCAAGTCATGCTAACCGCAGAGATTCATTTGCAAAAATGATTGCACATCTCAAAACTATTGATAATCCGGTAATCATAGAAACAGGATGTAGTCGTGAAACAAATAATTGGTCAGGTGACGGGATGAGCACAGTTATTTTTGACAAATACATCAATGATTATAATGGTGTGCTGCACTCTGTTGACATAGATGCAAACAATGTTAGAACAGCCACTTCTCTAGTCAGTGATAAAACAACTGTGCATTGTTCCGACAGTGTCGCATGGTTACAGAATTTTAATCAACTCAACAAAAAAATTGATTTGCTCTACCTTGACAGTTTTGATTATCATATTGATAGTAGACTCAGTATGCAACATCACATGAATGAATTAACGGCCGCATTACCTAGTCTTAAAAATGGTACTATGATTGCAGTTGATGACCACTTTGGGGATCACGGCAAAGGGGAATTAGTAAAACAATTTATGGAACAGATTGAAGTTCCTCTGATACATAACGGGTACCAATTAATTTGGCAATGGAATAAAGGTGTGTAACTAATTTCATGACTAATTATCTAAACAAACCTATAAAAATACTCAACGTTTCTAAGCAATGTCATGACGGACCTGTACGAATGGGAGATTTGACTTTTATGTTGTACCGTTTAGAGCATGAAAGAGGAAACTGCTTATCACATTATTTGAAATTTTACTTACCAGACGAAAACATTTGTATTAATGAATCCTGGGGCACGGTAAAAGCAGATCATCGATTACATTATAAATGGTGGTTAGAACAGCGTACAGATTATTTTAGTAAAACACCGGGACAAGAAGAATGTCCTGTCCAACTAAGTTGGTGGGGTATGTTACCAGTACTAATGGATTTAGTTAAAATAAACAACCCCGAGCCTATGAAAAAGAAAATAGCTGTATTTCCATTGATTGACGCTCATTATAATGAACAACGTAATTGGCCGCGTAGAGTATTTGATGATATACTGCGTGAATATAGTCAATACGAAGATTATGAACGTGTTATCTGCTGTGCTAACAAGATAGAATCTATCAATCCTTACAATTTTACTTTTAGTACTGACTTTCATGCCAATTTACAGCATTTACTAGAGTGTGAAATTTATGTGGGCGGTGATACCGGGTTTTCAATATTGTCCGGAGCATTAGATAAACCCGGGCGTAAACTGCAATATTATTATGCAGAAGGATATCACGGTAGTTGGACGTCAGACAATACATTGCCATTGACTAGCCAAAGAACACCAATTTACTATCAGAGATTAACAACAGACAGTTGGGACTATTAAAATGAATAAAATCAGTTTTGTATGCACTAGTTATAGAAGATTTACTTGTGTAGAACGTGTAGTTGCACAATACCATGCACAAACACATGGAAATAAAGAATTAATAATTTTTAACACAGATGAAGAATACCCATATTCACTAGGATTTGAAGATCCGTCAATCATTATTGTTAATAACGGAATAGACTACCAAACCGGATTACCTTATGCAAATAGAGGGCAAATTTGTCGTGATGCAGTTGCACATGCCACGGGTGACTACTTTATGTTGGCCGATGACGACGACATCTATTTGCCTTGGCACATGCAACAGGCCTACGAGGGCATTTGTGAAATTGGCCAAGATTCTTGGAAGCCACAAAAAAGCATTTTTGCTATAGGGGCTGATCGTGTTGAATTTTGTCAAAACACATTAGAGGCCAGTGTAATAGTCAAAATGGCAAGAATTAGAGAAATAGGATTTAGGATCGACGTTACCGGATACGAAGGACTTAGTTGGTATACTCAATTGCGTGACGAGGGGCAGTTGAACGAATATAACGCTAACCATGTACCTTCATATTGTTTCAATTGGAGTGATCCTGGCGAAATTGCTGGCCATAAACAAAGTGGCAATATAGATCACCCAAATAACTTTGAAGATCACAAAACAGCCAGCAAGGATTATGCTACTCGTCCTTTACAGCGACTATCTAAACCACAACTTGATGCTGTTTACAAAAAGTATTATGAGTGGTTTCGTAGAGTTGAGCACGAACTCAATCTTGAGTATTACAATAGATATGCTCGAGCTTTCGTAGAAGCTGCTAGTTAGGGGGAGCTAGAGCCGCTAACCATTCGTTGTCACCATAATGGTAATCGGCTAGTATTTCTTTCATAGTAGTTAAAACTGTTTGACTTCGCGCTAAATTGATCAAATCAGTTTCTCGACGTTCTATGAAATTTTCTACAAAAACTTTTAAAATATTTTCGCCGGAATTTTTAACCCATAACTTTTTGTGTGCTGCAGTGGCATTGTGAATTTGTCTGCGAGCATTGGCTATTTCGTTCTCTAACCTTTGTGATTCTTGGTTTATGTCCATTTGCATTTTAACTATAAGGTCTTCTACATCAGCGTTCAAGCCAGGCACGTAATGATTGATCATGTTACCTAAACGGCCTAATGCTTCTCCCCGAATATTATTGTCTTGGGCAAATTGTCCTGTACGATCATATTCGGCTCGACGAGCAACATCACTAAGCACTTCATAAGCTACACTAATACGTTTAAAGCGTTCGGCGTCGCCGCCTCGATCTGGATGGTGTTGGTGTGCTAGTGTTCGATATTGTCGTTTAATATCTTCCTGCGAACAGTTGGCTGGTAATTCAAGTTCTTGATATAGATTCATATTTGCTCTTTTGAGTTATTTAGTGTTGACGCAGCCGTTAAACGCATATATAATTACAACATGGAAGAAAAATTAACTACTCGACAACAGATTGACGCTGAACTACACCGACGAGGTATCGTCAACTTTGCCAACATCGAGCCCGAAGCTGAGGACATGATCCTAACCGCATTGCTTGATGAAAAGCTGATTTGGGTATATGTCAAGGATGGTGGGTTAGAAATGGAGTTCAGTGACTAGTAAATTGATTTAAAAGATTGGAACGGTGGCTGAGTGGCCGAAGGCAGCGGGTTGCTAACCCGTCGTACGTGGCAACATGTACCGTGGGTTCGAATCCCACCCGTTCCGCCAGTTTACCCGCCCGTAGCTCAGTGGATTAGAGCAACAGCCTTCTAAGCTGTGGGTCGGAGTTTCGATTACTCCCGGGCGGGCCAAAATTATAATATACTATAAATATCCTCCAGTAAATAAATTACTGGGAGATATATAGCATGGGATTGAGTTTAAGTACCGTAATTAAAGTAATAATCCAATACATTGGTACTGGCGGACTTGGTGGAATACCATTGATGCCAAATCTTGGAATTAAAGTACAGGGTATGCCTCCTATGACAGCAGCAACGCCGGGCGGGCTACCGGGAATCGGTGGACTAGCGTCAATGGGGCTAGCTGGGCTGTCCGGAAATTTGGCCGGATTATCGGGACTGGCAGGTAGTTTAGGTAGTTTAGGTGGACTAGCAGGTAGTTTAGGTGGGCTGTCGGGCATAGCGGGTAGTTTAGGTGGTTTATCAGGAATCGCCGGGCTAGCAGGAAATTTAAGCGGAATATCTAGTCTAGCTGGAAATCTAACTGGCTTGTCGAGTTTATCTAGTCTGGGCGGGAATTTAGCTGGATTATCCGGGCTTGCTGGAAACTTAGGCAATCTGTCAAATTTGTCAGGGTTGGCTGGACAATTAGGCGGCATATCTAGCATAGCCGGGAATTTAAGTGGGCTAGCAGGTGTGTCAAACTTAGCAAGTTCTCTAGGTGGAATATCAAATCTGGCTGGTAATTTAAGTGGGATAGCAAATCTAACCAGCAGTTTAAGTGGAATATCAAATTTAACAACCGGGCTAGGGGGAATATCTAGTCTAGCTGGAATATCCAATCTAACCGGCAGTTTGGGCAGTATTGCTGGTAATGTAAATGGGTTAACCGGGGTAAGTGGATTATCTGGGTTTGCCAGCAGTTTAAATAGTCTCAGTGGTAATTTAACCGGCTTGTCGGGAATTGGCGGTAATTTGGGCAATTTGGCCAATTTGTCTGGCAATGTGAGCAACTTGTCTAGTTTGTCAGGCAACTTAGGTGGCGTTTTTACTAATCTAAGCGGGGTCACACAAACAGCATTAGCTGGTCAATTCAATAATGTTATTGCCGATTCCGGACTCAATGCTGCGAATCCATTTATGAACAGCCCCTTAGGCAATGTTGTCGGTAATATCAACGGTACATTAACTGGGGCAGTTTCTAGTCTCAATGTGTCCAGTTCTTTAGGTCTAGATGCGTCGGTTGGGCAATTTACAACAGCCATGGACTTGGTTAAATCCACAACTGATCAACTGGCCGGACATCCATTAAATCTTGTTACCGGTTTGACCAACACAGAAAATCTTGTAGCGTCTGCAGGGGCTCAAGTATTGTCTCCAACAGCACTGTTGGGCAATCTGTCGGGTACAATAGCTCATGCACCCGAAATAGCCCAAGTAACAAAACAAGCATTGTCTCCTGATATTTTTAATGCTGCACAGATTGACATTAATGCTATCAATTCACAAATTGCCACTGCCACTACACAAGCGGCTCGAGACTTACTGGGCGGGCAATTGAAAACCAAATTAGATAGTTACACTACGCAACTTCAACAGCAGTCAACACAATTTGAGAATTCAGCGTCTCGAATCAGTTCTAATATCAATGCCACAAGTGTTATGGCAGAGAAAGTGGCACCAGCGGGCGCAAACCTCAGTGCTGGGCTAGCTTTGTTAGGACAGGCCTATCTAACACCTGGTTTGAAACCTGATCAGTTGGCTGCTATTGCTACACTTTCACAGAATTGGGCCGATGTTGTGGAGCCGACATTTGTTGACAAAGTGCTCCCTACACTAGCAGAACAAGCCGGGCTAGAAGCCAAAACTACAAAAACAGCATTGACTAAATTGGCCGATTCATCTACCAATGTTGTCTTTAACAAAGGCTACCCCGAAGGTGTTAATGTGCGGTACGGTTAATTAAATATCCAGTGCAACGTCAAACACCCAATTGTCCATGGTTTCCTGTCGCATGTAGTCAAAGGTTAGCCAACAATAGCCGCCCATGCACCAGTCTGCACCAAAGCTGTGTCTGGCCAATACCAATTGAGTTCTATTTCTCACACCATAACTTTTTAATATGGCACTGATGTGAACTTTGACTGTGCTTTCAGAAATTTTTAGCGTTTGGGCAATGCGTTTGTTGGACAGCCCGCGCCTGCATACTAGATTTAACACTTCTTGTTGTCGTGCAGTCAACACAATAACTTGACTTTTTGTCTTGACAGCTTGTTTTTCTGCACCTGGCAATTGATCAATGATATGTCGTGGCCAGTATGATTCTCCACGTAGAAAATACGCGGCACCCTCGGCCACTTCGTTGACAGGCTAATCACTTAAATCTAACAACATACCAGCAACGCCTGCTTTCTTCAATTGCTTAACAGTTTGGTAAGTGGTATGTTTTTTAATTACGGCTGCAACCAACACAGATTGACTGTTTTTGAATTGACGCATGGTTTCTAATGCTTGAAGAAAATCAGGTACTGTCATGGACGTGCGTTCTATCATTTCCATATGAAACGCCAGGTGTTGGTGTCCTTTTTTTAATTCGCATGCGAGTTGTTCCCAATCCTTAACACATGTCCAAGTACAGGCTAATTTAGTTAACAGTTCATCGGTGCATTCTGGTGTAAGATTATGATTGTCCCTGAAATAAATTATATTTGGAGGCTTTGGCAGGGTATTAATAATAGAATGTACCGTGTTATGATCTACAGGTAACTGCTCGACCTGAGCTAGGACGTTGTCCATTGTTTGACTCCTTTTTTCTATTGCTATAATTACTTACGCTATAAAACCCTGCACCCACACAGTGCAAAGTAGTACTAGTACTTCAGCCTATCGTTAATAATACTATAATATTACGACTTGGCCAAGCGCAGAAAGTCGTGGTTGTCAACAGAGTGAGTCGTTTTTTTTTTTTGGTAATTTTACC